TTAGTACATACTTATGCTGGCCTTGGGAGCTTAAATAAACATGTAAAATATTTAGCTTATATTCTTCAGGCTTTTAATATTGTTTTTATATGTCTTGATAATGCTGGTTCTGATACTTATTTAGATAGTTGTAATGAATCTCAGTTTTTTAAAGACGCTAGAATAAATTTAAAAACTATACCTTTAAATTCAGACGCAGAAGGTATAGAATATCAAAAAACTTTAAGGCAAGCTAAACAAAAATATAATCAAGAAAATTATCAAATTTGCTTTAATCAAGTATTTACTAGTAATTTTATTCGTAGGGCTAACGAGCATCTTCAAGCTTGTATAGATTATAAGAAGATTTGGTTTGCCTCCAGAACAGCTTCTAACGAATCCTTTTTCAACAGGACTAGCTCTATAAGGCTCCCATATCCTAAAAAACTCATTTTTATTGACGATAGAAAAGATTGGTCTATGCTTGATTTTATTGAGCATCAAGATGATATGATCTATCAAACTAAGAAACAATGTAGTTTAGTGGAGCATAAAGCAACAGCTAGAGGTTCTCAGAACTTTGACCTGCCACAACACCTTAAAAGGTCTACTTCTGCTAATAAAGCAAGAAAAGATAATTATTCTTCATTAATGTTGGCGAATTGGGGACTTAAGCTTTATAACGACATAACTAAGGCCGAAATCGATACTAATAAAGAAACTTTCGAGCCTATTATGCTTTTTTAAGTGTAAGTAATGTCAAATAAGCTTTTATGCCTAACAAGATAACAACTGGTCAGATAGATGAAAGTAGTTTTCTAAAACTATTTAATACTAAACTCTCAGGTTCAAACTCCTACGCTTCAGGGTTTTATACTCACGATAATAGGTCTGGGTTTATATCCCTTGCAGAGGGTGGCGCTACTTCATTTACGGGTTATAGTGGAGACATAATGACTAGAACCTCTGGCTTAATATCGGACACTTCTGGGGCTTTAGATGTGTCAGGCTTATTTTTAAAAGCTAAAGCTGATGATGTTTCTGGGCATGCCGAAAGTTTTGCCACTGGGGCTAGTGGTTTTTTGTCTGGTCAAATAAACACTGTATCTGGTCAATTTGCCAATACAAGTGGAGAATTTTTAAAGTCAGGGAGTTTCTTCCATACTGGGTCTGGGGATTTTTCAACTTCAGCAGGGACTGGAGCTTTAGCTTTTTCTTCTGGGCACGATGACAGTTTTGGATTTTTCGTAGCAACTGGGGACACTTCGTCTAAAGCAGGATGGATGAAGTTACCCGGACACGCAGAAGTTACAGGTATAGTTTCTGATGCTAGTGGAGACTTAAGAACTAGCTTAGCTGCAACCGGAGCAAATGTGAGTGGTGCGGTTGATAACGTACTAGCTGATAGCTCTACTAAGTTCTCAGCTAAAAAAGCTTTTGATGCAGGTTTCAGTACTAATCTAATAGACTTTGATGGGGTTACAGCAAGGGTAAACGCTAACAGTTCCTTAACTTTTGACGACACTAGCGGAGCGCTTCTTACGCTCTCTCCCGGATATGGTGCAGATGCACCTGTATTTTCTGTTACAGATAAAGCGGGCTTGCCTTTGATAGATGTATTTGACGATGATAGATTAAACTTTGGGCCTTATGGAACTAACCCTCTCAATGTTAGCGGAGAGAAAGTTTGTTTAGGTAATTACAGATCTTACTTTAGCGGCTCAAACGTACATATTAGTGGAGACGTGACTGTGAATGATCTTCTGACGATAAGTGGATTATCAGGGGGTTATGCAATATTTAACAATTTACCTGTCCATCCGAATACCGGTGGCATGCCTAACGGAGCTTTATTTATAAGTGGTAATAATACTGCCGGAAAAGGCAGAACTTTAATGGTGGTTTAAAATGACGACAAAAAGAAAAACAACAAGCAAAAAGGAAGAAGATATTCAACCTATGATGACAAGCTTCGCGGCTTCGCCTTATACTACTCTAGACAATCAGTCTACTAGGCAGCGTAGAAATGTGGGCGGTCAAATAGAGAGAACAAATAGGTTTGAAAATATTGACAATGGTCTTGTGCCTTATAAATACTCAAAAGGAGTAAATAATAAAAGTTCTTTAGATGTTAGAGATGTCGTCATTCTTTGTCAAAAGGCTTATTATAATTTTGCTGTTTTTAGAAATGTTATCGACTTGATGACAGAATTTTCTTCTACTAATTTATACTTTACTGGAGGTAGCCAAAAGTCAAGAGATTTTCTAGACGCTTTATTCAAGAAGATTGATATGCAAAGTTTCCTAGATAGATTCTTTAGGGAGTATTATAGATCAGGAAATGTTTTTATTCATAGGTTCGACACAAAGATTCAACCAGACGATTTAAGAAGAATTACTCAGACTTACGGAGGTAGTAAATTAACTTCATTTGCTGAAGAAGGGAAGCTGCCTTCTAGATACATAATTCTTAATCCAGCGGATATTCAAATGGGAGGAAACATATCTTTCTTTTCTGGTTTGTACTACAAGATACTTACTGACTATGAGATGGAAAGGATTAAGAATCCTAAAACAGAGGAAGACCAACAAGTTTATGACTCTCTAGACCCAGAAACAAAAAAGGCTTTAAAGGGTAGAAACCTTGGTATAATTTCTTTAAAACTGGACCCTGATAAAGTTACCCCTGTGTTTTATAAAAAACAAGACTACGAACCATTTGCTGTACCTATGGGTTATCCAGTTTTAGAAGATATTAACTGGAAACAAGAAATGAAAAAAATGGATATGGCTTTGACTAGAACAACTAACCAAGCTATATTGCTAATCACTATGGGGTCAGAGCTTAAAGACGGTAGTTTGAATATCAACCAAAGAAGTATTGAGACTATGCAGAAGCTTTTTGAAAATCAGTCTGTTGGTAAAGTACTTGTGTCTGACTACACGACTAAAGCTCAATTTGTTATTCCAGATATTGCTGGTATCCTTGACCCTAAAAAGTATAGCGTAGTAAATCAAGATATCCAAATGGGATTAAATAATATTCTAGTTGGAGAAGATAAATTTGCTAATACAAGTATTAAGATTCAAGTATTCATAGAAAGACTAAAACAGGGTCGTGATGCTTTTATTAATCAGTTCCTAAATCATGAGATCAAACGCATTTGTAAATCTCTAGGATTCAAGAACTATCCCAAAGCTAATTTCCAAGAGATAGAATTAAAAGATAAGACTACTTGGAACAGAGTTGTTGCGCAACTTATCCAGTACGGTATTCTTACGGCTGAAGAAGGTTTACAGGCTATTAGTTCTGGTAGGCTACCTGAGCCAGATGAGTCTGTAGAGTCTCAAAAGAAATTTAGAGAATTAAAAGAACAAGGTTATTACTCTCCTCTCTTAGGGGGTGGAGGTGGTGGTGCTCCTGCTCCAGCAGGCAGACCTGACGGTTCTGAGTCTCCACAAACTACTAAGAAGGTTTCGCCTATTGGTGAGAACACCACGGGCTCGCAAAAGTTCAGTGTGGAAAAAATTAAAGAGAGTTTAGCTTTAGCTGAAAAGCTTGAAGCAGAAATTCAGGAGAAGTTAAAACTAAAATATGAAAATAAAAGAGTAACTAATAAGATTAGAAATCTGTCTTCTGAACTATGTAAAATTGTTATGGCTAATGAATCTTCTGACAAATGGTTGGAAAAAGTTAGTGAATATATTAATAACCCAGCAGATACTAATGAAGAAGCTATTAAAGAAATACAAAGTATAGCTCTTGAGCATCAAGTTGATGAGTATTTGGCAAGTTTATTATATGCAAGTAAGGTTTAAAAATGAGCGAAAATCAAGAAAATATTCAAGACGTTAATCAGTACTTCGGTGCTGCAGAGATAGATGTTATGGTTCCGGACATTCCATTGCCCCCAGAGCCAGAAGAAAAGAAAGAAGTTAAAGATGAAGTCGAAGGAGCTTTTAAATTTGCCTTTATTGGCGCTGGCCAAGGCGGGTCTAGAATTGCAGAAAGCTTTCATAAGTTGGGATATAGAAAAATAGGTATTGTTAATACTGCCCAGCAAGATTTGAATTCTATTAATGTCGAGAATAAGCTCTGCATCGGTTCTGGTGGTGCAGGAAAAGACAGAGGCGTAGCTGCTAAATGTTTTGAAGAAAAGAGGGATGATGTTCTTGACTTTATGCGTCGTTCTTTTGGGGAAGATGTAGATAGGATCTTTGTTTGTGCTGGAGCTGGAGGAGGATCTGGCGCAGGTACTTTAGTTCCTTTAGTTAAGACCGCTCAGGAACTTCAAGAGACCATTAAGTCTGGATCTAAAAAGGTTGGAGTCATCCTCGCACTACCTAAGTATTCAGAAGGTAGAAAAGTAAATGCTAATGCTTATAATACTTTAAAAGAAGCTTGTGAGTTGGTTGATGAGGGAATTGTATCGCCTCTCGTTATTATTGATAATGAAAAAACAAGTAAGCTATATTCTAATGTATCTGTTTCTAATTTTTGGCAAACAGCTAATATGAGTACGGCTGGAGTATTTCATCTATTTAATATGACAGCTTCAAAAGATAGTTCTTATTCTTCTTTTGATTCTAGTGATTATAAAAACGTACTAGATTCTGGTATTACTATTTTTGGTGCTACGCCGGTTCCTAAATGGGACGACCCTGTGAGTATATCTAGGGCTGTAAGAAGTATTGCTCAAAGCGGCAGCATGTCTGGCGGCATTGATGTGTCTACGGCTAACTCAGCTGGAGCTATCCTTATTGGCGGTAAAGAAGTTTTAGATAATATTCCACAATCTAGCCTTGATGAGGCTTTTGATCAGCTAACTAGAATCCTTAGATCTGGTAGTGTTGTACATCGAGGCATATATAGTGGAGATAAAAATAATCTTACAGTATTTACAATTATTGGCGGAATAGCTACCCCAGATGAAAAGCTAAAAGAGCTATTAAAGCTTGGAGATTTAGACAAAACGGAGTAAAAATAAAATTTCCAAAACGTTAAAAAACAATGTAATAGATAATATAAAATAGGAGAAATATACAATGGCAAATAAAGAAAATGCATTTATTTTAAGTTCAAAGTCGCAAGCTGCATCAGGTAGCCCTTTCAGTTTTCTTACTAGTGGAGATGGCGCTGGTAAGCTCAAATATGTTCGTGGAGGCGCTATAGTATCAGCTGCGGACTGTGACGGTGGTGCTGTCTCAGGACTAGTGATACCGTTGCACGGAGACAACATAACAAACTTCCCCGATCATCTAAACGCGAATGGTTCATTAAACCACACCGCTAAAAATATCATGGGAGATCCAGCCGTAGGAGAATATGCTCTTACCTCAGGAGATTTTATGACTGACGCTGGTGTTGAGAAAAACGGTGGCGCTCAAAAATTTGTAAACGCTGTTCTTGATGCAGCTTTCAGAGGTTATACTTCTGGTGTGGCTCAAGGTAGTGGTTTGAATAGTATGACGGTTACGAGAGGTGCTCTGAGTTTAGGGAGTACTGCTGTTAATGATGGAACTGGTATTGTGAATACTTATACCAGATCTTATACTGTTAACTTTAAATATTACCAATCTGGTACCATCAATGCTTCTGGTTCTCTCAACCCAGCTGTTACTGATGTTGCTAACGATAATTCAGGCGGCGTACCATTCTAATAAGTAGAGTCATAGTTTCCCTATTTAAAGCCCCTCATTTATTTGAGGGGTTTTTTTATTTTTTTTATTAGTTTTTTAAAAATAAGTGTATAAACTTTTAGGTAACTTAATGGAATCTCTTGGTACAATGATGTCTCTTGATGTAGAATACTCTTACGGTAAAAAACTTAGTCCAATTTCTGGGCATGGAGACGCGGCTATGGAGTTCTCCAGCAAGGTAATGAAATTACTAACTAGCAAGGCGAACGAATATAATTATGTCTTGGAAAACGAAGGAGAAGTTACCCCTGAAAAATTAAAACAAATTTTTGTAGATAGTTTTTCTGAATCTTTGCAGACTACGCGAGCTTTAGCTTCTGTTAATCTTTTTCTACATACTTGCTCTGCTGGTATTGTAGATGATGGAGATCACTTTGAACCATCTATGGAAGAAATAAAAGAAGCAGAGAGAGAAGTAAACAGACACAACTTAAGTAATTACGACTTTACAGACGTAGATGATTTATACTTTCAAAGTGACGAACAAGCTAGAGCAGAGGCAAAAGAGTGGATAAATAGTGTAATGTAAAAATAAGGATAATTTAAAATGCCCAGATCAACTAATTCTCAACAAACTCAAGGAGTACCTTCTGTATCAAGAACGGCTAATAAGGAAGGGGCCGGTGCCGTGGTCGCAGCAAGCAGCGGTGATACTATTATCATAACAGACATACTAGCCTCGGCGGCTACAACCCTAAGCACTTCGGCCGCAGGAGCAGATACCATTATAGCTTACGCTCCAGCTGGTGCATCAAATTTAAACCAAGGCATTCCGGTGCCAACTAGTTCTGGTGTCTACAGTAGCGCCGGTAACGTCACAATGAACTATTATATAATCTGATGAAATATACAACTATTTTTAGCTCAAACGTAAGACCTGTAGTATCTGAAGAAAAAGATAAGTATTTAGCTTTAGCTTCAGCTATTGAGGTTGCTCAGTTTATCCCAGAGGTTGATGAGAAGCAAGTAGATTTATTGCCAATAGCTTTTAATGCTTTTGTCGCTAATAGAGTGAACAAGAATGGTGATGTAGTCGATACAGATACCGCTATGGCTTTTCATAAAGATTTTAAAAACAAACCAATCAATATTGAGCATAATAGAGATAGAGTAATTGGTACTATTTTAACTGCTGGCTTCTCTGAGTTTGGTACTGACAAACCTCTAACCGAAGAAGAAGTAAAAGAAATAAAAGGGCCTTTTAATGTTACCTTAGGTGGCGTTATCTGGAAGGTTGTTAACCAAAGAATTGCAGACCTAATAGAAGACTCTGCTGACCCAAGTAGTGAGGACTATATGAAGATTAGCGCTAGCTGGGAATTAGGTTTTAAAGATTATAATTTAGTGCTTTTAGAAGGAAGTGATAAGAACATAGAAAATGGCCTCATAGTCGACAATGTAGACGAGGTTGCATCTATGGAAAAAGATTTAAAAGCCCTTGGGGGAGAAGGTAAAACTAAAGACGGTATGTCCGTCTACAGAAAGGTCGTAGGAGAAGTTGTTCCTCTCGGTATTGGCCTTACTGAAACTCCTGCTGCTGACGTTAAAGGCGTCTCAACTAAGAAGAATGCAGAAGAACCTCAAGAAGAAAAGACTTTTGCTGAAGTCGATAAAACTTCACAAATAGAACAAAAAAATGTAATAATCCAAAACGAGGACAAAACTATTATGAAAATAGAAAGTATTAAAGACATCACGAATGATTCTTTGAAGGAGCTTT